AAACTCAGAGGTTAAGAAAATAAAAAAAGTAGATCTTGACTTTTGGATTAGTAAAGGATATAATAAAGGTAGAAAATAAGGAGAACTCAATGTCAAGACATAATCACTGGCTTTGGAATAGTTCTTTCGTTAATGCGATTCATCAAAAACTACTACGCTTGACTTCTTGGATCTGGAAAAAACAGAACCATAATCACTAAGGATATATTATGCGCCTATTGTTGATTGTTGCCGCTGCAGTTTTATTTTCAACTTCAGCGTTTGCAGAATATCATGTTGTTGTTTCAAAACACCATCAAACGATGAATATTTACGAAGATGGCGAGTTAATCGAACGTTGGCCAGTTTCTACTGCACGTAGAGGTTATTATACGCCAGTAGGAACTTTTCATCCTTATTCTTATCAACCTATGCACTATTCAAAGAAATTCGATAATGCTCCGATGCCTCATTCTATTTTTTTCAGCGGAGGTTATGCTATTCATGCTACTCCGCACGTTGGGAACCTTGGCCGACCTGCCTCTCACGGATGCGTTCGGCTTAGTCCTTCTAATGCTGCTACTCTTTATAATATGACGAAAGGTGTATCTACTACAATCTCTATCAAGGAATAGTTATATGGAACAAAATAAAGAGTCTTACACTTATTCACACGCTAGCGCAGTAATGTGGTCATTACAACAGGAATTGAATAGGCATAAGGCTCGAAGATTAAATGATAGTCATATACAACAATATCTCGAAAAGAGAATTGCCGAATTGAAGGAATATGAAAAACAATGCTTAAAAATTCAGGCTTCGTAGAGGAAGTAGAAAAACTCTGTCGAGATAAAAATATAGAATATATCGATGCTGTTGTTTTCTGGTGTGAGAAAAATAATCTGGAAATTGAGACTGCAGCATACTGGATTAAAAAAGACCCCGCCATGAAATCCAAGATCCAGGCAGAAGCAGAGAATATGAATATTTTAAAAAGAGGAGCCAGACTTCCTATATAAATACTACGTTCAACCATTGTTGGAGGCGTTCATGCGTATAAAAACAATAGGTCGACCATCGCATGTATCTGTAAATATGATAAAAAAAGCGGCTTACTTTTATGGAAAATATCTTATTGGAGGCGGCAAATTATTCAATAATATCCGTTTGACAATCAGATTCGAGAAATTAGAAAACGATGAGGGCGATTATGCGTACTGCGACTGGACAGACGACAATAATAATTGCAGAGAGTTTTTAATAGGTATTGACCGTGTTCTTTCTAAGAAAGAAACGCTTCTCGCTCTTGCTCACGAAATGGTCCATTTAAAACAATATGCCAAAGGAGAAATGAAAGATATCTGGCGTCCTGTACGTATGGTTAAATGGCAAGGAGAAAAATATTTACACGAAAAAATGGATTATTGGGAATGCCCTTGGGAAATCGAGGCATATGGTAGAGAAAAAGGATTATATTTCAAATTTTTGACATACATACAATATGGAGAACCTGAAGAATTATGTCGGCGTTCGAAGCATATAAAGAGTATATCGCCCTAAAAAATCATTTCACCAAAGCAGATTACGACTACATCAAGTATAACGGAAAAACAGGGTTAAAATATACTTCTTTCGAAAAACGTAAAGATAAGGTGTTTTTTGAAAAACTATCTAAAATTGAAAATGTGTGCGATTTTCTTGTTGCTAATTTTAGTATTGATCCTAAACTTTGGATCCGAGACCTTGCATACTCAGAATCTGCTCAAATAACATATCAAAACTGGAAAAAACGTAACCAGTCTCTAACTTATATCTATAAAACAGATTTCAAAAAAATTGTAGAAGAACCAGGAGGGCGGCAACATCCGGCTGCTCTTAGGTTATACCTTGGTAAAGAGATCAGTTTAGAATCTCTTTGTATATTTGCAGTTATGACTAATGCTGTGAAAACTTGGGACTCTAAACTTGAATATGATCCTATTTGGGAAGACATCCGAATGAGGATTGTGAAATATACTCCATTCATAAAATTTGAACGTGATAAGATTAAACAAATTATGCTTGACATTATGAGTGATATGGAGTATACTAAATAATGTTGGGTGATACAAATGCCCATCATACAATTGTTATACACTGTTATACGGAGAAAATATATGGTAGATTTTAAGTCCCTCAAAGCAGCTTCAGGTAAGAAGTCCCTCGAATCCCTAACATCAGAACTCAATAAGCTGTCAAGCGGCGAAGGTAAAACTTCGGACGATCGTTTCTGGACGCCAACAGTCGATAAAGCTGGTAATGGTTATGCTGTAATTCGCTTTCTTCCTCCACCAGCTAACGAAGATGTTCCATTCGTTCGTGTTTTCGATCATGGTTTCCAAGGTCCAGGTGGATGGTATATTGAGAACTCTTTGACTACTCTTGGTAAGAACGATCCAGTTTCAGAATATAATTCTAAACTCTGGAACTCTGGTATCGAAGCAAATAAGGAAATTGCCAGAAAGCAGAAGCGTCGCCTTCATTTTATCTCTAACATCTATGTTGTTAGTGATTCTGGAAATCCTGCTAACGAAGGTAAGGTTTTTCTTTACAAGTATGGTAAGAAGATCTTTGATAAGCTGAAGGAAGCAATGGAACCACAATTTGCTGATGAAGAAGCAGTAAATCCATTTGATCTTTGGGCTGGTGCTAATTTTAAACTTAAGATTCGTAATCTTGAAGGTTATCGTAATTACGATAAGTCTGAGTTTGATAAGTCAGGTCCACTTCTTAAGGATGACGAAGAGCTAGAAAAGGTTTGGAAGTCCGAACATTCACTTCAGGAGTTTCTTGCTCCATCTAACTTTAAGTCATATGAAGAGCTTCAGGCTCGTTTGTCAAAGGTGCTCGCAGAAGATTCTGCTCCGGCCAAGCGTAAGGCAGCCGAGAATACAGAAGTTCCTTGGCAAGAAGAATCTGCTCCATCTTTTAAGGCTACTCATGCGCCAAAGTATTCTGGTGATGATGAGGATGAAGATGAATCTCTTGAGTTCTTTAAGAAACTCGCTAATGACTAAAATTAAGGGGACTTCGGTCCCCTTTTTTATTATCCCCAAGACATATTTTTCTTATAATTTTTCATTTCTTCCCAGTGATTACCACCAAGCATACCAGCCCAATCTGGCCACTCAATATCTCCTGGCATATTATAGGCAAACCCTGATTGATTCATATTACTCATTTTATTTGGTTCTGAGTTTACTGTAGGATTAAAAAACGAACCTTGTGCTTCTTGTACGGTTTGTTCGGCTGCTTGAGAAGATACTGCTGCCTGATTTACAACTTGGGTGTTTAACGCTGGCATCGATGGTGTTGAAACCATTTCAGATTGAATTGTAGATGCAATCATTGGTAAAAGCATACCAGCAATTCCACCAATACCTCCGCCCATACCCATCATACCCATCATATTCATCATTTGACCCATCATATTTCCTCCTGCAGGACCTCCGACAATTCCAGGAGTCATTGGAGAATGTGCTACTGGTTCTGCCATAGCTGCTGGGGAAGGAGATGAAGTTGGTGGTGGGCTTGCGCCAACAGAAGGAGTTGCTCCTTGCATTGCTCTTTGTTCTGGCGAACCTGCTATTTGATATGTGTCTGGAACTGATGGTGCACCACCTTTTGGTATTTCAGCATGTAAATGGTTACTATGACCAGCTGCAGCATATGGTCCGCTTTCTCTCCAATAAACTTTATATCCTAGTCTAGTCAATTGTTCGGCTAGTTGATCGAACTTGGCTCCCATAACAGGATCTCTTGCTTCAACATTACCTTCTCCAAAATTGATGTCAATTGCTCTACCTTCATAATGAGCTTTGCCTTTATGAACTGGTTTTACGCCACCAAATTGAGGATGTTCAGAGATACGCATTCCCATTTTTTCTAGAGCATGACCAAGAGCAACAACATCACCAGAAGGTAAAGAAGCGCCAACTTGTTCGCCATGTCCATGACCTTCGTGAGCAGCGCCGCTTATTGGCCCATGCCCGCCTTCTTTACCTATACGTTCTACTCTTGGATCGTTTGCTGATGGAATTACTTCAGGGGTTGAAACTGGAGTTGCTGAAGGTGTTGTAGGCGCAGCGGCCGGAGTAGTTGGAGTTGTAGGAACTTGAGTTGCTGCTGCAGTCATGGCAGCTTGTCCGCCATGTTTAGAAAAATCTTTTAACCATTTTGCTTGATATGATTCTGCTGTAACACCAGGATTAGCTGCCTGTTGTTTTGCTGACATACGACCTTGTAGATTACCAGTGAACCATTCTAAAGGAACTTTCGAAACATCTCCGCCTGCACGCTTTAGAATATCAGCGACATAAGCATCAGCAACTTTATCTTGAATTTCTGGAGGAGCATCTTTTGCTCTAGCGTAATTTGTTCCTACGCCAGATTTTCTTTGCCAAGTTTGCCAAGTTTCATCAATGAATTGATATGCGCCACTAGCAGAACTTGTTTTTGCTTGCGCTTGATAGTTGTTACTAGATTCTCTTTCTTTAATTGTATCAAGAATTGGTTTATTTGGACCGCTGAAAGGTATTGCCTGACTCATACCTCCGCCACCACCAAGCATTCCAGCACCAGCCATTGCTCCACCAGCAACAGCAGCGCCAATTCCCATTGTAGCTAATTGTTTAGCGAAATCAGAACTTAAATTAGTGATACTTCCTAGCAATCCGCTGCTAGTGTTATTCATAATATTACGGTTTAAATTTTCAATATCGCTACTAAGAATACGAGTGTTTCTGGTAACATTACCCATTTCAGATCGCATAGAATTTTGTATTTCTAAAGATTCTCTGAAAAGAGCGTTTAGACTATCAATTTTATTACCAGTTTGTTGGGATTCTGAAACCATTTCTTCAAGCACATTACGAAGATCAGCGATATCTTCTCTTTGTGCTTTAAATGTTGTAGAAATATCCTTGACTATTCTAATTAAATTGGCGTTACTGGCATTAGCTGCTTGACGGAATTCTCCTGCAGTTTCTACTCCAGCACTTCTAATGCTTCTTGATATCGCCGATAATTCTTCCGCTTCTATAGCCATTTGTTATCCGTTGCTTTTCTTTTTAGCTTCCTCTACTTCTTTCAAGTAGTTTACCAGCATTTGAACATATATATCTCTTTCAAAAGGTGTCATAGATTCTATTTCACTAATTGAGTATTTATGGTGCTGAACCATAGAGAATATTGTCGCATAATAGTTAGATAAAGTATTATGACTCAGCGCCACGTAAAAAAATCATTTAACGAACACAATACGATTTCGCGATCGTTCCCAAGCTCGTTTTGATAAATAATTTTATATTCCATTCTAGGAACGTTCAATAAAAAATTTTGAACTTGTTCAAACACTTTAATATTAAGATTTTCAATAAACTCGTTCAACTCTTCTTTTTTATAATCTTTACTTTCGTAAATCTGATCTTCGAAATAAACAGACTCTATACATCTAATTATAAGTTCGAACATATAATCTTTTTCTAAATTCAAAAAATCTTTATCGTCATATAAAGCTGCAGAAGGGTATTTCATTATAATACCAGACTGCGGAGTTATTTTTATTTTATTATCCATTTTCTTTGGATATTTTATTTTTACTTCTTCTAGATTTATATCAAACTCGTAGACTTTTTTGTCCTCTGAATCTCTGTATGAAACCTTAACAATATTATCTACAGAAACAGAACGAAGTTTTAGAAAAATATATTCTAAATCAAATAATGCTAACTTACTCACATCTAATTTTGGGTCAACAGAACAATTATTTACAACTTGTTTTATGGCTGAAAGAATATCAGCAGAATTTTCGCTTTCTTTAGCCATCAAAAGTAGTTTTTCTTCTTTAACTAAAAAAGGTCTAAACTGAAAATCTTTTTTTAAAGAAGGAACATTTATTTTATAAACAGGGTAATCAATTTTAGGTAATGACATTAATAAACTCCATCATTAATTTGTTACAATATCTCTCGCGCTTCCTGTTGTTAGATTATTTCTTTGTTGAGAATTTGTTGGCTGCATAGTAGAATTTTCTATCGAATATTCAGTGTAAGCAATTGAAACATTGATTTTTAAAAGATTTGTATCGCCCCATGAAAGAGGGAATTCTCTAATAGCTGTAGGAAAAGCGTCGAATAAATTAATTTTTTGAACTATATTTCCATAATGATCGTATATGAAAATACTCATTGTTGATGCATAATTTTCTTTATAATCAGCAGTATAATTTGGTGTTGAATTATTTGTAGTAGAACCATTGTATTGAAAAATAGCTCTAGTCCATTGATACCAATATTGCCAGAATTCGCAATAATGATCTCCTAACATAGATATATTAACTTCTTGGAATTGGGCGTTAATTGGCATTTTCTGAGTTGGACCTATGCCAAATCTGTTTATATCAGCGGTCATAATGGAAATACCAGGAGCTCTTACCTGGTCTATTCTAAATTCCATATTTTTAGCTATTTTATAAACTGCTGTTGGTGTGCCTTGATTACTGAGGACTGCGTTAGATAAAACTCTTGGAGTCTGTATTAAAACAGAAAAAGAATTGTTATCTAGATACCCAAAATCTCTAAGGTTAGTTTGATAGGCGTTTATATTAAATGGCATTTTTCGTCCTAATAAGGTGGTGAACCAGCGTATCTTCTGTTACTATTAATTTTCCATCTATGAAGCGGTAACACAGCAGCTTTTTCCCAATCAGAAGGATTAACTTCATGAAAAGAACTTCTAACGTGTGCAAAAAGATATCTCTTTATGCAACCCTCAACGCCTTTCAGTTGGTTTGAATATCCTTTCATATATTCATAAGATATACTTAATCTTTTATTCTTATTATATTTATTTTCGTCTGTTAACTGGATCAGAGAATTTAGTATTTTAATTCTAGCCAATGGAGGTAGATAATGTAAATTTAACCCTAAAAACCCATCCATATACATTTCGACTGGTAATGTCAATGGGAACATATCATAAAAAGGTAAAGTCGCTTTATATTTTGGGTCATATAGATAAAGAAACATACCACCGATAAAAGGCATAGAGGATTTTTTGAAGATCTTATTAGGATCGCCTTTTGTTTTGTTTGATTTTAAATCTTCTACTGAAGAAGAGAACCAATCTTGCGCAGAAGTTGATTTGTCTGCTATTGCTCTGGAGCTCGCTCTCAGGAGATCATTAAAAGTGTTTGGCATTAAAACATAAGTCCTAGTTCTTTTTCCGTTATTATTTCAAACTCATAACCTCGGTCTTTACAAAATTCTTTTGCAGCCTTCCATTTGGCAGAATTGACGCCCCAGGTCATTACTTCGTTAATATACTTACGAGATTTTCTTTTACTCTCGGTAATAGCTGGAGGCATTGTCTGCGCATAAGGTTTTATTTCTACAACTATTGTTTTTGTTCCTTCTTTGGTCTTTTTTCTTATAACAAAATCTGGATAATACCTGTGGATTCTGTTGTCTACTGGAGACCTATAGGGAATTATAGTTTCTTCGCTCTGCCACCAAAGGACTTCTGGATCTTTGTCTAATCTAGCCATGTAAACAAATTCCCATCTACTTCTGTACACAATGTTAGAAGAATCGCCTTTGTATTTATCGGGATTTAATGGTTTAAAATAACCTTTATACGTCGCCATCTTGATATAGTTTAATAAATAAAGTAAAGTAATATTTATTACAAAATTAAGGGATACAATGGCTCTTACACAGAATTTTCCACAGCCTCCTGGCAGATTCAACAGACAACAGAAAACCTTTCCTGAAGACCTAATTCAGTCAAACAGAGGGTTTTATACCAATATCAATTTGGTTAAATATGAATATAGTTTGGTTTCGAGTGGATTGGGGTCTATATCGTATGGTGGCGGATTCAAGCTACCAATTCCTAGAAGATTAAATGATAATGAAGTTATTTTATGGGAAGAGTGGAGCGCAACAGATGCTGTTTCTCGAGCCGTTTCTGGAACAGCTGGTCAATATTTGGGCGGTTTTGCTAACTCTTTACTCGCAGGGTTAGATTTAGGAATGAAAGGTGGAGAAATAGCGACAGGTAATGTCATTAATCCTTTCATGTTTATGATGTATAAAAGACCAGGATTTAAAGAATTTACATTGAGTTGGACTCTGGCTCCAAATACTCAGAGCGAATCTGATACTCTGTTGGATATTATTAAAGAATGTAAAAAAGCTGCTTTACCTAGTGTTACTGGAATTTGGGGATTACAGAAATATCCGAAAATAGCATTAGTTTCGTTCAAACCAGAAAAATATCTATTTAAATTAAAACCTTGTGCAATAATTTCAGTTCAGGTGGATTATAATGGTTCAGGAACACCATCTTTTTTTAAAAGCGGAGCTCCAACAATAGTAAATCTTACTATGCAATTGAAAGAAATCCAACTCTGGACATCAGAAGAAATCACATAAAGAGTAAGACATGCCACAAAGATATTTCGATAAATTCCCTGTTATAAGCTATGCTAATAATCAAGCCATAGATATTACCAGGCGTGTTACTGTTTTAGATAAGATTGAAAATATTCCTTTTGTTTATTATCCTTATGAGATCACTGATAATGAAAGGGCTGACCAATTAAGCGCCAGATATTATGACGATCAGTATAAAAGTTGGATTCTATATCTTGTTAACAAAATTGTGGATCCATATTATGAATGGTATTTACACGAAAACGAAATGGTTGATTTTCTAGATAAAAAATATGGTTCTTATTATAACGCTCAAACAAAAATTAAATATTATGTAAACGATTGGGTAGATAGCGATAAAATAACAATTGGTGGGTTTAATGCTCTGACAACAGGAATGCAGAGATATTGGGAACCTGAATATGGTTCTAATGGTAAAACAATGTCTTATAAAAGAAAACAGATTGATTGGAAAACAAATACAAATAGAATAGTCCAATACTCTGTAAGTAATACTTTTTTTATTAATGATGAAATATGTTATATAAATTTCGATAATCAAAATTATGGAAGAGGTCAAGTATTATCTGTTTCTAACAATTTAATTTCTATTTGTCATGTTAGTGGAATATATAAAAACAGTGCTGAAGTTTCTATTACATCAAGTAGTTACATATATGGTTCTGAAAGTAGCGTAAATACTGTATTTACTACTTCCACGTTAGTTTCATCTAATATACCTGCAGAGGAAGAAGCATATTGGAAACCTGTTACATACTTAGAATATGAAGAAGATAAAAACGAATTTAATAAAACATTGAGAGTTCTTGATAATAGATTAAAACAAGTAGCAGTTGATAATCTAACAGATTTATTGAAGGAATAATATGGCTGCTGGAGATATTAAAATATCGAATGTTAAAGTCGGAAGTATGGAGCTAACCAAGGACAAAAAAGTTTCATTGGTTGGATTCAACGTATATGAAGACATTTTAAATCCATATGGTCCTGTTGGTGAAGTCAGAGTTATGGATCCTTCTGATGCATTGGGTCAAAATAAAATTAACGGTTCATATGATCAAGACGTTGAAATAAAATTTTCTGGTGATGATAATATCTTTAGTTCTGGTGGTGGCGGTAATTTCAAATTTAAAATGTTTCAGAATAAAAATCTAAACGATCAATCTCTGAACAATACAGGTTCTGGTCACCATAAACAATACGATATAAGATGTGTTTCTCCAGAATTTTTAAACGCTCAAGGAAATCATATTGAAAAGAGTTTTAAAGGTAAAACAAGCGAAGTTGTTGAACATATCCTTAAAGAAGGGTTTAAAACTAAAAGAAAAATAGAAAAAGCTGAGACCAAAGGAAATCGAAGAATTGTAATTCCTAAAATGCATCCTTTAGATGCTCTTAAAAAAATGAATACAGAGCATGTTTCGGAAAAATATGAATCTTCTACATTTGCTCTTTTTCAACAGGGAGATAGCGCTGGAGAACACAAATATGTGTTTAAAACTTTTGAGGAATTATTTGAACAATCTTCTGTTGTTAAATTAAGGCAAACTACTAATTTGAATTTTTCCAAAGGAAATCAACAGGACAAGCAAAATTCTATTATGTGGTTCAAACCTTCTAAGAATTTTGATGCTGGACCTAGAGCTCTGGATAAAACAGAAGAATATGCAATAGATTTAACAAGTCACAAAGTTGTTGCAACAAACACACAAAGACAGAATAAATTTAAATTTGCTGATAGTCAGGGCGTATATGAACAATCGCCTTCATATGCCAAGTCATTGCCTGTTAGATATATACATGATAAAGCTAATAACAAAGATAAACATACAACTTCAGAAGCCAAAACTAAAAGATCTGCATTTTTAGCTCATCTAGCTCAAAATTCGGCAGAACTAGAGGTATACTACAATCCAAAAATAAAATTGGGTTCTATGATTGAACTTGATATACCAAAAAAATCTAATAGTGATTGGGAAGAAGGCGAATCGCAATTCAATGGAAAATGTTTGGTTGTTGCCATAAGAACAAAGTATAGAGTTGCAGCAGAACCACCAAATTGCACTATGATACTCAGGGTTGTTAAGGCTTCATATAAACGTGGCGGCGGAGGTCAGGGATAATGTTTTATATTGCTGAAGTAAGAAATTTTGAAGACGATCCGACTAAATCTGGAAGAGTTAAAGTAAGATTGTATAATGAACATAACGACGAACAGTCTATTAAGGATGAAGAACTTCCTTGGGCGATGGTCGTTCAGCCAGTAACTTCTGCAGCAACATCAAGAATTGGTGTTTCTCCTTCTGGTTTAAAAGTTGGTTCTAGAGTATTGGTAACTTATTTGCCGCATGATACTGCTATGCAATATCCTATTGTTATTGGTTCATTGGCACGTGGAGATATGCCAGAAGGTCATGATGATAGTAATGGCGGCGTTGGACAACAAACACAAGAAGCTCAAAGAAATTCTGGTGGTAAAATCAAAAAACCTGGTATTGATAATCCTGCTTGGACAAGGAAAAATAACTAATGGCAGAAAAGGCTTTTGAAAATAACAATAAAACTGTTAGTCCAAATCATCAGACATTAGGCGGCCAGAAACCTAAAATTAATGCTGAGGTAAAATATGCAGATTCACCAGCAGTAAAGCCAGACGATTCTAAGTCGTTGTCGGATGCAAGAGATAAATTTGCACCGAATGCGGATAAACCAACTTCTGCTTCTGCAGAAAAAGGGCAAAAAGATTTACCGCAATTGATGAAACAAATAGATCCACAGGGTAAAGCTCAAGTATTACCACAAATGTATCAACAATTGATGCAGATGACAAACATTCTTGGTATGGGCAGTGGAATGATGGGTGGTATGGGTTCTGGTGGTTCAGGTCAAAATACTCCACAGGGAATTCTTCAAAATAGTGATCCAATACCAGCTGGTATTACTGTTGTGATTAACGATTCTTTTACTGGAGCTTTAGCTTTATTGTCTTTAAAATATGGATTCGAGAGAGTTATACAAGTTTTTACAACTCTTTTGGATGATGGTGGAATTGATGATATTGACTCTAGATTCCAAGAGATCGTTAAAAATTCTATAGCGAATCTTATTAAAGTTGCATTATATTATGGACCACTGAATATTCCTGTTTCAGTATATGATGAAACAATTTACGGCGATATTGTTCCGGAACCAGTAGTAACAACGAGTAATGTTCCTGATGGTTACATTAAACAATATTATGAAATTGCTGATGATCCATATCCAGGTTATATAGAATGGTTATCTGCTGATAAAACAGAAAAAGTTTATACCAGAAGAGAGCCAGGTTCTTTTGTTTATACTTCACCAAATGAAGAAACATATTCAGTATCAGAATTAGAAATAGCTACAGATTTAAAACCATATATTTGGGTTCAAATTCCACAACCAATGTTGACAACAGATATATTAAATGAAATATTGGCTAAACAAGTAGTAAATGTTGAAGATAATATTACCAATAATAATACGGGAAATAATTCTAATCAAAATAATAATAGTAGTGGTGGTGGTAATATGGGAGGGCAGCTTCAATCTTTGATGCAAATGCTTATGTCTCAACAGTTACCAAAATCGGTTTTGAATCAAGGCGAAATACAACAAACAATGAACCAATTCACTAAAGATATGACATTCAACAATCAAATATTTGAATTGGGAAATCAAGCTATGGGTGGAGGAGTTGGTGGAGCTTTAGGTTCTTTAGGGAATATGGGAGGTATATCAAATATCATGGGCGGTTTTGGTGCTGGTGGTGGCGGTATTTCTGGAGTTTTAGGTAATCTAGGCGGCGGAAGTTTACTAGGAAGTTTTGGTGGTTTTGGTGGTGGATCTGGCGGTGGAGGTGGCGGCGCTGGTAGTGGTTTCCCAGGAGCTACTGGTGGAGGTTTTTATTCTGGTGGAGATGTTAGTGAAACGGGTAAGAAAAATATTACTCAGATGTTAACCTTATTGGGTGTAAGTTAATGGTTGATAATAATAAAAAAGTTCCAAAATCAGCATTAGATGAAAATGACATTGAACCAAAATATGGTTATGTTCATGGAGAATGGGATGCGCTTGGTGGTCATCATTTAACATATCGTAATCCAGAAGAGCACGAGAAATCATATTCAGAGTCAATAACTCCTAGTGGTAGTTATCATATAACACATCATGATAAAAAAAAGAAAGAAATTCATACATCAGTAAATCCAGGCGAACATAGAGGTTATGTGGGCGGAGGAAAATCAGTTCAAGTTGATGGTCATTTTGATCATAATGGCGAAGGAACTGGTAGAATGGAACACGCAGCCGATTTTGGTCAATCTACTGGTAAAAATTATTATAGAGGAACCAGCAAAAAAGAATTTAAAATGTCTGGAGATTCCAGATACAGCGGCACTCAACAAGGTTCTAAAGCTGTTTATTGTAGGGCGGATTCCGGAACTAATAGACATAGAGTAAAAGGCGATAGATTTGAAGCCACCGAAGGCGATTATGTATCTATGGGCGAAAAGAAAAAAATAGAAGTATTCCAAAAAGATGTTTCTATGTATGCCGGATCTAATCATGATATTTTTATAAAGGAAAAAGGTAAAATAGAAACAGGAAGTACCATGATGGTGCAAACTGGATCTACGGCTACTATTAATTCTGCCTCTTCTGTTATGGTTAAAGCGGCGCAGGAAATTACTTTGGATGCTGGTTCAAAAATAACTATAAAGGTTGGCGGTTCTAGTATTGTTATACAAAGCGGCACTATAACGATTAAATCTGCATCTATTAAGTTTGAACAAGGTTAAATAGTTAAATGGTACAAGCGCATAGACAAGACGACCAAAGATCTTGTGGGGCTACTACGGTGGTTAGTGGTCAAAATTTTGTCACTATTGATAACAAGTTATGGGCAGTAGAAAACGATCAAAATACTCATGGAGCGGGTGGGTTAATCGCCAGTAAATCATATATTACGATTGGTGGTAAAAAAATAATAGTTGTGAATGATAGCGCCAATCAAGATAATTTATGTCCATCGGCTGGAGGAGAACATTGTAATCCAAAGGCTTCTTCCGGTAGTAGCTTAGTAGACGTAGGTTAAAATGGCATTATCAAGAGCAGATACCTTTACAGGTTCAAAAAAACAGATAGAATATTTTTCAGATTTTATGACAAGTTTTGCTAAAACTCCAGTAGGAAATCAGTTAGCAAGAGTTACAAACGAACAAGCTGTTATGCAGTCTTTAAAAAATCTGATAAGAACAAACCTTGGTGAAAGATTATTTCAGCCAACAGTTGGTTCAGACGTTATGGCAACTTTATTTGAACTTAATACAGAAGAAGCAAGAGATTCTTTAGAATTATTCATCAGTAATACAGTAGAGAATAACGAGCCTAGAGTAAATTTGATACAAACATTAGTTAATACTGATAATATTAATGAAAATCAAATTGAAATAACATTAATTTATAATCTAATAAATAATCCTACAGAGTTAACTCTTAATTTAATTTTAAAAAGAGTCCGATAAATGGCAAATAGTTCACTTAATCTAACTTCTCTAGATTTTGATACATTAAAGAGTAATTTTAAGGAATTCCTTAAATCTCAATCAGCCTTCAAAGATTACAATTTTGATGGTTCTAACATTAATGTTCTTCTTGACGTTATGTCTTATAATTCGTATTTAAATGCATTCTATTTGAATATGATAGCTTCTGAGATGTTTTTGGATTCAGCCCAAAAAATAGACTCTGTTATTTCTCATGCCAAAGAATTGAATTATACTCCACGTAGCGCTCATTCTGCGGTCGCTAATATTACTTTTACAATAGATACAACAGGTTTTACTTCGAATAAATTAACTATTCCAAAAGGAACCAGGTTTACTGGATTTAATTCTAATGGAACTTATACATTCGTAACAGACCTTTCCCAAACTTTTGTTTCATCAAATAACACTTATTTAGTAGAAAATATTCAAATAAATCAAGGAACATATTTTTCAGATTCTTTTGTTCTTGATTACGATATTGAAAATCAAAGATTCGTTTTGTCTAATGAAAATATTGACACAGAAAGTATTACAGTTCATGTTACAGAAAATGGTGTAAATACTGAATATTCTTTTGTCACAACCCTTTTCGGTTTAAATGATGTTTCAGCGGTTTATTTCGTTCAAGCAGTCGAAGGTGGAAAGTATGAAATAAGATTCGGAGATGGACTATTTGGTAAAAAACCAATAAATGGTGCAACAATTAATATTGACTATATTGTAACTAATGGTTCAGATGGTAATGGAGTAGAAAATTTTGTCTTGGCCGATAATCTTGGTCCAGGTAATGGTGGCGAAGCGACTGCTTCTGATATAATTGTTATTACCAATTCCATACAAGGAGCAAATCAAGAAAGTTTAGAAAATATAAGATTTAACGCTCCTAGATATTTTGCCACACAACAAAGAGCTGTTTCTATTGACGATTATTATTCTTTAGTTAGAGCCAAATTTGGAGGAGCTGTTGACGACGTTATTATTTATGGAGGTCAAGATTTAGAACCTAAATTGTATGGAAGAGTCATTGTATCAGTAAAACCAACAGCTTCTGTTGTTGCATCTTCGTTATTAAAAAATGATATTGTTAATTATTTACAAGATTTTATTGCTTTACCAAATAGAGTTATAGTTACAGATCCAGATTATTTTTATATTGACGTTAATACTACTGTGCAGTTTAATTCTAAATTAACAACAAAATATTCTACTGAAATTAAAAGTATGATTTTAGATGGTATAGTTGAATTTAGCGCCGATCATTTAGAAAAATTTGGCGACGATTTCAGATATAGTAGATTTGTTACTCATATTGATACTTTAGATGAAAGCATAACAAGTAATGATACTCGTGTAAAGATTATAAAAAGATTAACTCCAAAATTATTGTTTGCTACGTCATATGATGTAAGATTTAATAATGGGGCTATGCAAGAAGGTTATTATAACGGTATTGCCTATCCAGACGATAGAGTTTTGGCTAGTACATCTTTCTCGTATGTGGACGATGAAGATAATATCTATCCAAATTGTTATCTAGAAGATGACGCTTTAGGTAATGTTATTGTTTATACATTTTTAAAAGGAATAAAAACTGTTCTCAATTCTACAATAGGATTGATAGATTATGATACTGGTTCCGTTGCATTGACTAATCTAAAAACTTCTTATTATAATGGATATATAGAATTGTCTTTGACTACAAAAAACAAAGATATTATAGCTTCAAAAAATATGGTTCTATTAATAGATCCAGTCGATGTTAATATAGAAATTATAGAAACAATAAAATAAAATGGATATAAGAATAGAAAAAACAATCTCTAATTTTATACAAAATCAATTTCCTCAATTCTATCAAGAAGAGGGCGAAAATTTTGTTTTGTTTGTTAAAACCTATTTTGAATGGATGGAGACCGAAGGTCAGCCAATTAGAGAAGCTCGAGAATTATTTGAATATAGAGATATTGATACTACAATCGAAAGGTTTTTGGAGTATTTTCAGAAAAAATATTTATACGGAATTCCATTTAATATTATTGCTAATAAAAGATTTCTGTTAAAACATATTCTCGACGTATATCGTTCTAAAGGAACAATACAAGGATATAGACTTTTATTTAAGTTAGTTTATAACGAAGATGTCGATATTTATCTACCAGGTAAAGATGTTCTTAGAGTTTCTGATGGTAAATGGATAGAACCAAAATATTTAGAAGTTACTTGGAGTCCTGTTTTAGAATCTCTTGTTGGAAAAACAATTTATGGTATTTCTTCTCATTCTACTGCAGTAGTGGAAAGAATTGTCAGAGAATATTTTAATAAAGATGAAATATATGTTATGTATATCAACAATGTTGCTCCAAAAGGCGGGGATTTTATTGTTGCTGAAAAAATTGTAGATATAAGATATAAATCGGATTCTGATATAATTGGTTTATCGCCAAGTATTCTTGGATCTCTTGATAGACTTGACGTTTTTAATAGCGGTAATTCTTTCAATGTCGGCGATATTTTAAAAATTGCATACAAAGACCCAGATACTAATGAAATTGATTCTTTTGGTGATCAAGGTCTAATTGTTGTTAAATCTCTATTTCGTGGTTTTGGTTCTTTAAATTTTAATATTAAAAACGGCGGATTTGGGTTTGCTGCTAATGCTGCTGTTTTCTTATATAAAAATATATTAGATCAAACAGGATCCGACTCAAGTTTCGATATTAAAATAGCTGATACTAAAAGATTAACATATAACACTGATTTATTTCTTGACTATATAGATTTACAGTTAGATGAAGTTTATGGTTTTGACAAATATCCAAACGCTAATGCTTCTTCGACTTTAGATGAATGTTTTACTTATGACACAAACGTATTTGGTAGAATTGCAGCCCTTACTAATGTTTTGGCTGGTAATGGTTATATTGCTCCGGCCAATGTTTTTATTCGTTCTACGTTTAGATCTAAAAAAGTTCCTGGAAAATTAACTTGGTATAACAGCAACGATTTCGTGAATGCTTATTCGAGTCAAATATATGTTAACACTGCATATATAGATAATAATGTTATCCTCATAGCCAATGCTGTAAAACATTATGATGCAAACGCTTACGTTGATTATATAGTTCCAGCTGGTAATACAGCAATAAATGGTCTTACCGCTAACACAAGATATTATGTAAAAACAACAAACACATTAGGAATAACTCTTAGTGCTTCTCAAGGTGGCGCGACTTTAAATGTCAATACAGCTGTTACTACTAGCACCACACAAAGACATTCGTTTATAACAAAATCTCTTACCAAAAGTTTTTATGCTAATACTACTTCAGTAAATAACGCTAGTTATTCTATTTTAATAGCAAACGCTGACATATATTTTTATACAGATGATTATGTTTATTATTTGGTTCCTTCGGGTAATACCGGAATACTTGGGCTAACTCCTAATACATTTTATTTCGTAGAATCTGTCAATACTACTTCTATAACATTAAGCGATACCTACACTGGAGACGCTGATCCAATAGAATTACAGACTAATAATATTTTCTCTGGAGAAACTCATTATATTTTAAATGACACTTTACGTAATATTTACCCTTATGTTAATGGTTATTCAACGCCAGTCTATTCTAATACGTATTCAATCAACAATACAAGTTATGCAATTTTATTAGCAAATGCTGACATTTATTTCAGCGCTAACGATAAAATTTATTACGATGTTCCGGTTGGAAACACAGCTATAGCTAATCTAAGGGCTAATTCTGTAGTTTATATTAAAACTTCTAATTCTTCAGCAATTACTTTAAGTAATACAGCTGGTGGATCGGTTATGCAAATTTATACGAGTATTTCCAGCGCCTCGGAGACTCACTACATTAAAACAGCAAAATTCAGTAAATATTTTGCCAATGATGATGTAATTTATCTTCAATCTGATGCCGCCAATAATAATACTTTAGAATTAGCAGTCATTAGAAATGTAATAAGCGACGTTTCTGTTCAACTTTATGGATTTACTAACAGTAGTTCAACTTCCAACTCTTTTTATGGAAGAGCCGTTGTTATTATGCCATCTCAGTTTGATGATTCCGAATACACAGGAAGAAATATATTTTCTGGTCTTTCTGAACTTTTTAGTATTTTGTCATATCAATACAGCACTGTTGATTATACTAATTTGGCTAATGTTATGAAAAGACTTGATGGAACAATCAATGGTATTAACGACGATATTGAAGCATTAAATTCTAGTGGTAATAGTATTGTTGAAACAGTTTCTGCTATTAATTCCGGAAGAGGATACGTAGAAGGCGAATCAGTGCACGCTTATAGGTATGGTATTCTGCAAGTTCCTACTGTTGTCAAAGGCGGAACTGGATACGTTAATGGAGATACTATTATTTTCTCTGGAGGTATCACAGAGACTCCAGCTAGAGGATCTATTTTAACAAATTCGCAAGGAAATGTTGTTTCGGTTAATACTTATGAGGGTGCTTGGTATGGTGGAGTTGGATATAACGCTCTTCCTGAAATTACCATTAGATCTGCTAATAGTAAAGCTATTGGAGCGGTATTATACACACAATATATTGCGTTTGATACAGCTAATGAAATTAGAGGATTGGTTAGAAAAGGTGGAATTGGTAGAGGAATTGGTTACTGGGCCACAACAGATAGCCTTTTAAATACTGACAAAGTAATTCAAGATAGCTATTTTTATCAAGATTATTCTTATGAAATAAGAACAGGTCTTAGTTTAGAAACATATAAAGATGTATTTTATTCTACTTTCCATACAGCAGGTTCTGCGTTATTTGGAAAATATGAATTGCAACCATTTGTATTACCAAGTAATATAGTATTGGATGTCGACTTTAAAGCGAATACTTCTTGGCCTCTGTGGTTAACTTGTGATATTGTAGATCCAAGAATTAGAGCGGACGTATATTTAGAAGAATTGGTCGGAGGGCAGACCCTCCCAGGAGTCGTTTTAACGGTCGATCAGTTTACATTTTCTAATAATTATTTTGGGTGTGATATAAATACAACATATTCAGATAATTTAATAATAACTTCTGATAGATTCTCGGAAGATTTACCAACCTAATTTATTCATAGGGGAAAAAAATTGACAAGACAAGTAGTTAACGTCGGAAACAATCCAAATGATGGCACCGGCACTCCTCTAAGAGATGCTATGGTTATTATCAATGATAATTTTTTGGAACTTTACACAAATCCAGTTGTCAATACTTCAGTAACAGTCGGAAATTCTTCAGTAAATACTGTAGTTAATTCTACCTCTTTGGTATTTGGAAACAATTCCTCTACCATAAGAATAGGAAATACTTCTATAAATGCTGTTGCCAACAGTTCTGGGTTTTTCACAGGCAATGGAACTGTGACTGCTAATTCTATAAGTGTCACTTCTAACACAGTAAATATTGGTTCTTATACAGCTGCGGCCAATGGTTATACATATCTACCTAATGGATTTAAAATGAATTTTGGATATGTGCTCGCTAACTCTACTGTTGGGAACGCTACATTTGCTAATGCATTCACTACAGATCCATACGTTGTTACAGCAACAACTAATACAGCTACAGCAACTTATGAAGCTGCTGTTACTTTAACAAACACTACAGTTGCAGTTATCAGAACAGCAAACGCAACTTTATCTAATGTATATTACATTGCTATAGGAAGATAAGGTATTTAAATGTCAGGAGTATTGAAACCTTCTTATAAAAAAGCTCTAATTGATGAGATGTTTGACAATATTAGTTCAAACGCCTCTTATTATTATGCTGTTGCTTCTAATCCCATATCAATAGTTGGTTCTGCCTCTAATACTACAACTGACGATAAAAGTAGCCAATTTGATACTGATTGGTTAATGATGTTTGGCAAAAAATTATCAATATCTAATTTTGCTCCATTAGTTGATAATAATTTATGGTCTAATGGATTTGTTTATAGAACATATGATAATAACGATGTAGATTTATATTCTAATAATAAATTTTATGTTATATCTCCTCCAGAATACGATGGAGGTACTTATAATATCTATAAATGTATGGATAACGCTAATAATTCTCCTTCTACAATAAAGCCAGATATGGTTCAAGTTACTTCTTTTCAAACAAACGATGGTTATGTTTGGAGATATGTGACTTCTATACCGTATAGACTTTATAAAATGTTTGCTACTGGAGAATACGCCCCAGTATACGCTAATAGCGTTACTTCCTTATATGCTAATGCTTATTGCGGAGTTGAGAAAGTTGTTATTTCTAATAGTGGAACAGGTTATTCAGCGTACCACGATAGTACTATTTTATCTGCAAATAGCACTGTGATTCAGATAGGCAATACAGCAAGTAATTCTACTGGATTTTATACAAATAGTGCTATATATATCTATAACACTACTGCTACCACTTCTCAGATTTTTCAAATTTCAGATTATGTTTCCAATAGCGTTGGTAAATGGATTTATTTGAACGGAGAAGCTAATACAACTAATATTATTCCAGAAGCCACTCAGTATAAAATTTCTCCAAGGGTTGTTTTTACAACTGACGGTGGAACACAACCTTCTGCATATAGCGTTGTAAATAATTCTACGAATTCTATTAATGAAATTGTAATTCTTGATATTGGAGCAGACATTTCATGGGCTAACGTCGAACTTACTTCCGCCGTAGGTTCTGGAGCTAATATTTATGCGATTGTTCCTCCTCCGGGGGGTCATGGTTCAGATCCTGTTTCAGAATTAAATGTTAAAGCGTTAGGTATTAATTTTCATTTCGCTAATAGCGAAGGTAGCACTATACCAGATAACATTTTATATAATAAAATAGGAATAATTAAAAACCCATACGCATTGCACGCTAACGGTGCCAAAAGTAACTCCACTTATACTAGTTTAACTTTTAGTCAAGTTTTAAACGCTTCTCTTCTCAATCCAGTATTGTTTAGTGTTGGGGATAGAGTTTATGGCAACACTAGTAACGCTTATGGTATTGTTGCTTTCGCTAATAATTCTAGAATTTATGTAGTTGGGGATAAGACTTTTGTTAATGGAGAGTTTGTTTTTTCTAGCGATTCCAGCATTAGTTCTGAAATAGAAATAATAACAAACGGCGGCATATATGCTAAGGACGTAAAACCTTTATACGTTCAAGATATAAATAACGTGAATAGGTCTAATTCTCAGACAGAATCATTTAAACTGATTATTCAGGTTTAATAATAGGAACTTATAATGCCATTAAAGACTGATTTCAATGTAGCGCCATATTATGATGATTACGATCCTGATAAAAACTATCATCGTATTATGTTTAGACCTTCTGTGGCCGTTCAAGCTAGAGAATTAACACAATTACAGACTATTCTTCAGAATCAAATTGAGACTTTTGGTAACTGGTCTTTTAAGAGCGGAGATATTGTCAAAGGTTGCGATTTAGATCCTCTTCCAAAAGTTCCTTATATTCGATTGATGGATTTCGCTTCTAACGGTTCTGCTAATACAGCAACACTAGATGTTACAGAATATATTAATGCTATTGCTACTAGTGTGACTAGTAATTTAACTGCAAAAGTTCTTTATGCTAATGCTGGTTTTACCACAAATTATCCTGATAATAATATCCTTTATTTAAGATATCTAGATACAGGTGACGGAGGAGAAACTGTTTTTTCTAATTCAGAACTTCTTACGTTTCACCAGATAACTCCAGAAGGTAATGTTGCATTAGCTAATGTTTACACTATGTCGAACGTTTTAGCTGATACATATGCTTCTGGCAATGCGCACGGTATTACATCCAGTAATGGTATTATTTTCATTAATGGTTTCTTCATCAGAGTTCCAGCAGAAACTTTTGGATTAGTTAACAATTTTGGAACTTATGCTGGTAATAATGTAGTTGGTTTTACGTTAGTAGAACAGATCGTTACTGAGACTCAAGATACTTCTTTATTAGATAACGCTCTTGGTTATTCCAATGAAAACGCTCCTGGCGCACACAGATTAAAGTTAGTTCCTAAACTTGTTTCGTTATCTCAGGAACAAGCTGCTCTTACTAAAGATTTCAATCCATTAGGTTTTTATAACTATGGAAATTTTGTAAAAAAAGATACTCAGGATGATCCATATTCTATTGTAAATAATATTTTAGCAATAAGAACTTATGAAGAATCAGGAAACTACATTGTTAAAAATTTCGCTGTCGACACTATAACTAATGTTGTAGGAAACGAAGCAGTACTTGGTGGTTATAGTAATGTTTTTGCTAGAGTTAGTTCAGGTATAGCTTACACTCAAGGTAATAGAGTAGAGCTTCTTAAATCCTCTCTTATTGAAATGCGTAGAGGAGTTGATACTGCTGTAAATAAGAGTCAACAGATAAGTTTCAATTATGGAAGTTATTTCAAAATAAATGAAGTTTCTGGAACATTTTTAACCGATAAAGCTCAGACAATAAAACTTTACTCTGTTCTTCAAAAATCAGTTACAAATAGAACATTTTCTTCTTTGACACCATCAGGAACTTATATTGGTACTGCTAAAACAAGATGTTTAACATATAATTCTGGCACTCCAGGAACATCATCTGCTGAATATATATTAAATGTTTTTGATATTCAACTTTTATCAGGTTATAATATAAATCAGATTAAATCTCTTTATTATGATGGAACTAATAAAGCTGTAGCAGACGTTATTTCGAATGGTACAGTTGATTCTCAGAATAAATTGCAGTTATATAGTTTTGGTATTCCTGGCATTAAAAATTTAAGAGATGCTGGTAATATCATTAACACAGATTATACATATAGAACAACTAATTCTTCTTGTGTTATGACAACTGGAGGTCTTGTTGTAGTAAGAGCTCCGGAATCTCAAGCTGGTGGTTCTGATATATTACCTTATGGAACAGGAACAACTCTTACTGATTCTTCGGCTTCTGAAATTATTTTAACATTTTCTTCGAACGCTGATTCTTCTGCATTGACAGGAACTGTTAATGTTTTTAGTGATTCTACTAACGTATTAGGATCTAGTACAACTTTTAATACTAATTTTAAACCAGGCGATGCTATTAGGGTTGGTGCTAGTGATGTGAGAATTGTATCTAGTGTAACAAATGCAACATATCTTAATGTGGATGCAGCTTTTGGAGCTAATGCTACTGGCCAAAATCATTTCAAAAGATATCCAAAAGGTAAAATTGTTAAAATAGCCAGGTCTTCTATTGGACCAAACGCATATGTTACAGTAACAAATACTACATCATTCAATGTATATTCTGGAGAATTTCCGAGTTCTTCTGTAGGAGTTGAAGTTACTTTCAATATGCAAAGAACTGTTGCTAGTCCTGCAACTAAAAATATTAGAAAAAATAGATTTGTAAAAATAAATACCTCTTCAAATCCAAAAGGTCCATGGTGTTTAGGTTTTAGCGACGTACATAAAGTAAATAAGATATATGGTTCTTCTACCAGTAGTTTTACTGGCGTTAATGGTATAGCAGCTATAGATTTAACTACCAGTTTTACTTATGATACTGGGCAACAAGACACTCATTATGGATTATCGTATTTGTATGCCAAATCTGGTTATAGTCCATCAAGTTATCCTTATCTTTTAGTAGATTTAGATTATTTTGTTGCTAATTCTTCGGCTGGAGTTGGTTTTTTCACAGTAGAATCTTATCCTATAGATGATGCTAATACTGCAAATACAAATTCAATTCAGACAAAAGATATTCCTTTGTATGTTGCATCAACAGGTTCTAAGATTTATCTAAGAGATGTTATAGATTTTAGAACTCCTTGTGCAATCACAGCCAATGATACAGGAACTATAGTAGATACTTCAAATAGTGCACAAATTAATACTGCAGTTTCTTATGCTACTTTGAATCCATCATCAACAGTTTCTCTCAGTATACCCACTGATGGTCTTAATTTTCCTTCTTATGGAAAAAATTTAGAAGCAGATTATACTTATTATTTACCAAGAAAAGATTTGATTTTAATTACACCAGAAGGATCATTAAAAGTCAAAGAAGGTGTTTCTAGCATTTCACCTCAGACTCCATTATATCCTGAAAATGCTATGGCTGTAGCAGTGTTGAATGTACCTGCTTATCCATCTCTTTCTGGAGATCAGCTTGATCAATTTCAGATAATAAATCAGAATACTCTTAATACTATAAGAGATACTTCTACAGCAATAACTTCTAGTCTGGTTACAAACCGCCGTTACACTATGAAAGATATTGGCACATTAGATAAAAGAATTACTAATTTAGAATATTATGCACAACTTTCATTGTTAGAAAAAAAAGCCAAAGATTTAACTGTTACTGATGCGTTTGGATTAGATAGATTTAAAAATGGTATTTTCGTTGATCCATTTACAGATTTCAGTTTAGGAGAGGTTTCAAACCCTGAATACTCTATCGCTATTGATAGTCAAAAAGGCGTAGCTAGACCAAGAATAACAAGAGAAATTATAAATATTCGCTTTAATAGCGGAGCTTCTTCCAATGTCGTACAAACTGGCAGACTTGTAACTCTTCAATATACTTCTGTAGCTCATTTGACACAACAATTTGCAACAAAATATCGTTCGTCAGCTTTGAAGGCTTATGCTTGGAATGGTAGAGCATTTTTGATACCTTCCTATGACAACAATATAGATTTGAATCAAACTGCTTCTGTCAATTTAACAATAGATACTGCTACGCCATGGGTACAATTTGCAGATAGTCCATTTGGATCTTTATATGGAGATTGGCGAACCAGAACAGATGTTTCTAGTACTACTATTGTAACAGGAACACAAAACAGTCTTGTATACGATTCAGCAGGAAATTTAGTCAGTTCTACTCCAATTACAGGACCTTCGAATAGAACTACTACATCGAGTTCTGGAGACACAACTACTGTTGGAAGTTCAGTAGCTCAGGCAGCTCTTGCAAGTTCCACTCAAGCGACAAATATGGCAACAACTTTAGGTTTACAAAACGGAACAACTGTTGGTGCAACTACAACTGCTACGGCAATTGGTACTGTTAGTACTCCATTAGGACAGCCTTTAAGATTTCAACCTGTCGGTATGAATATCGGAAATCGATAATCTATGGATATTTTTACAAATTTATTCAAATATACAACTATAAATAATGGTTATTAGGAGAGAAAATTGGCCGCTATAAGCACAACATCTACAACATCTATAGAAACTAGTACTAGAGATGGTATAAAATTAACTGTAACTCCTGTTACATCAACTGAACAGATTGGTAATTTTGTTACATCTGTTTCTAATCAACCATTTATTGCTAATAGAGTTGTATCATTTTGCGCATATAATATGCGACCAAATCAAAGAATGCATTTTTTCTTTGATAGTATTAATGTTGATCAATATTGTGCTCCTGCTGGACGAATTACCGGATCAGGAGATTTAGCAAATACTTATGTAATTCCATTATATGCTGAGTGGGCCAGTACAATTCCTAAAGGCGGTAATTGGGGAGATCCAATTTATTCAGATAAATGGGGAAGAATTGCTGGTCAATTTAATATTCCTGCAGGAAGATTTAAAACAGGCGATAGAGCTTTTCAGATTACAGACGTAGATAGTCTTATTCTTGGCACTGACGCTCTAACAACATTAGCTTCTGCAGTGTTTACTGCTTCAAACCTAAGTGTTACAAAACAGATTACAACTCTTACAACAATTTCTCCTGAGTTAGGATCTGTACCAGTAACAGAAACAGTAACTCAAAGTAATACCGTTACAACTGAAACAACTCTTGAAGATGTTATTACTATATTACCTCCGCCTCCGCCGCCTCCTCCAATTTTTTGGTTCTGGCTCGAACCAGTAGCTCAAGCTCTTTCAATTCAAACTCCACAAGGTCAAGCTGGAATATTTGCGACAGGGTTACGTTTGTTTTTTAGACAAAAATCCAAAGTAAGAGATTATGGAGTAACTGTGTATCTTTGTGAAACTGACAACGGTTATCCAAACGGTAACGCCATTTTGCCTTATTCAACAGTTCATAAAGAATATGCAGATATTAATATCAGCCAAGATGCTAGCGTTCCAACGACATTTCTTTTCCCATCCCCAGTATTTCTTTTGAACAATAAAACTTATGCGTTCGTTATCAGACCAGACGCAAACGACCCTGACTATCAAGTTTGGACTTGTAGACTTGGTGATGTAGACGTTGCTAGTGGATATCAGGTTTATAGTCAACCTCTTGCTGGTACAGCTTTTTATGGAGCTACTGATAAACAATGGACAGCTCTCCAAGACGAATATGTTAAATTTATTTTATACAGAGCAGAATTTAATTCACAAGAAGGCCAAGCTGTATTCTATAACAGCAATACTGAATACATTTCTGTATATAATGTTGGTTATGTTAACACAACTGCTAGTATATTATCAGGAGATATAGCATTTCAATCTACTAATTCTTTATCAAACTCAACTGGCGGTACAGCAAACTCTAGCGTCTATGCTAGAGTTGATTATTATGATTCAGTTAAAAATATTGTTTACTGCGATGATTCTACAGGTCAGTTTATTGATAATGCATTTGTTCAAATACATAGATTTAGCAACACAACATATAGTCCTAATAATTTGACTTTAGTTGCTTATGCTAATACTGGACTTTTATATAACCCAGTAGTTGATGCTGTTACTCCTCAGTTAGCTTTTATGACTCCTGCAGGAACTGTATTAGATGTTTATTATAAAGGAACAAGTAACAGTTATTCTTTGGATTCTTCGGATTTTAGAGTTACGCCAGGATATGAATCAGAATTTTATGACAGAGAAAGAATTGTATCAAGTAAATCAAATGAAATTTATAACATGTCTGGAAATAAATCTTTTATTTTAAAAGGTAAAATGACTAGCGATACCTCTTTCTTGTCTCCTGTGATTGATGTTGTTAGAAATCAGCAGCTAGTAATTAAAAACGAAATTGACAATTTGTCTTTTCAGTATGATGAGTTTTTCAATTCCGGAAACGCGAAATCAAAATATGTTTCTAAAGTTATAACGCTAGCTCCAGGGCAAGATGCTGAAGATTTACAAGTTGTTCTTACTGCTTTTAGACCTGTTGGTTCGGAAATCGAAGTTTGGGTAAAATATTTAAACGGAGAAGACCCAGAACCAATATCTCAAAAAACATGGAGTCCATTATTAAATAATACTTTGGATTATTATTCGGATCCAAGTAACCCCAACGACTTTAAAGAATATGTTTTTTCTACGTCTGAAAATTACCCATTTATTCAATTATCAGGAACTGTTACAGGAAATACAACGAATACTACTTTAACTGGAGTAAATACTTTATTTCAATCAGAAGTATATCCAGGATGGTACGTGGTAACATTACCAGACTCTCCTACTACTAATACAGTTAATACTAGAAGAATTATTAGTATTGAAAATAACACAAGTTTGACGATATCTTCAAACAATTCAGTTAATTCTACAGCACAAACAGCATATTTGGCATTTCCTCCAACTACTGCTTATATGTCGCGACAGAGTACGACTCAATTGACTGGAACTGCTAGCGTTTATACTACTAATAATTCTGTTGTTGGATCAGGAACAACTTTTAATACTGATTTTAGACCAGGAAGTATTGTTCAGGTTGCCAATGATTCGCAGATAATAGTTTCAGTTACTAATAGTACTCATTTAACAGTGGGCACACCATGGAGCTCTACTGTTTCGGGAGCAAATGTGTTTATTGAAACTCCTCTTGGAGTGACATATTCTTCCCTAGATAATAAAATTTACACAACATTTAAACAATTCCAGATTAAAATTATTCTTAAATCTAATGATAGTTCTAAAGTTCCTATTATTGATGATTTAAGAGTTCTAGCTTTGCAGATGTAAAATGGAAAATAAATACTATAAAACAGATTTTGAAGGAATCGTTAAAGACCCAACTAGCGGGGCTATACTTAATGTTGATAATAAAAAACTTTCTGCATACAAAAAACAAAAACATATGATGATTGAAAATATGAAAAATGCTGAAAGAATTCAAAAAGTGGAATCTGATTTAGAAGAAATAAAAAATATGCTCGGTCAACTCCTAAAAAGAAGTTAATAAATGACAGTAAATATTTCCAACGTAGGTACAAATAATACTTTTGATTTTTGGCGCAACAGAACCAATGAATTAGCTTACACAATGTCTGTGTTAGCTGTTACAGCCAACGGTTCTAATGCTGCAGTTGGTAATGCTGCAATTACCGGCAAATTTACTGCTGATTCTTTGGTAATCAATACCACAGCACAAGTTAATAACTCTTTATTGGTTGGTAATAATACTGTAGATGCTTTCAGTTTTACTTACGTAAATACAAGTGCTATTTCAGTAGGTAATTCTACTGTTAACTCTTTCTTAGATTTTAATTCATTAAACACTTATGCTGTTTATGTTGGATCCAATGTTGTAGTAAACACGAATCAATTATATATTACATTTGGTACTGGTGGTACAACGACAAATTTGGTAGCAAACAGTACAACTTTATTATTCAGATCAAACAGTACTGTAAACACTATAGCTAATTCTACATTATTACAAATTACGAATGGTGCTGCATTAGCCGTAATGAATTATGACTCTTTATCTATTGGTAATTCGTTAGTAAACAGTACTTCTATTTCTATGGTTGGATCTAATAGCCTTTTTGCTAACACTCAGGCTGTTACTGTTGGTTCTAATGTGTTTATGAACACGTCAACAATTGTAATTGGTAATACTTTTACAAATGTATTATCTAACTCTAGTTCAATTCTTGTTGGTAACACAACAATAAACACTTTCGCTAATTCTTCATTAGTAAAAGTTGCTAACTCTACAATTTCAGCTAATATTGAACCACATAGATTAATTGTAGGAACTTCAATAGTCAATAGCACAATTATAACAACTGGCGCTGGCGGACTGGTTGCTAACACTACAGCTATTACTGTTGGATCTAATGTTGTCGCAAATACTTCTCAATTTGTTGTCGCTGTTTCTACTTCAAATACTGTAATAAATGCAATTTCAGTGGATGTTGGTAATAGTACAGTTAACGCTCTATCTAATGCCACTTTAATAAGAATAGCTAATTCAACTGGTTCTGCCAACTTAAATCCTATAAGTTTAACTATTGGCACTTCTCTTGTTAATAGTACAGTTTTTACTACTGGTTCTAATGGTATTATCGCAAATACCAGCGTTGTAAAAGTTGCTGCCAACATTCAGATCAATACTTCTTCTTATTTTGTTGGTAATAGTACGGTATATTCTGACAGAAACTCGTCTTTAATAACAATAGCTAATAATGCAGGTTCGGCGAATTTAAATCCAACTAGCCTTACTATCGGTACTTCAGTTGTAACTAACACAGTTCTTACGACTGGCGCTAGTGGGTTTACTGCTAATACAACTGCAATGCAGGTTACAACTTCAACTATTGGTAATTCTAGTGGATTCTGGACTACTGGAACTGTAAATGCAGCCATTCATTCTGTTGGATCTAATACAATAGCGAATTCTTCTGGCGTATATGCTGGCATTGTTAACGCTGCTACCCATTCTGTTGGATCTAAT